CAACCAGTCATCCCACGTAATACTGATAGGGCTAAATCTTGCATAAGAACTTGTTACAGGACTAAAGTCAGCCCAATTGCCGCAATCAGCCACGCTGCACCAACGGAGCGCCAGCGTGTCGGCCCTTGTCATCCATTCTTACCACCTCAATCATTCTCTCTGTGGCCATGCCCCTCGATGGTCCAGGCTGACCCATGTAAACCTCGGCATGATCACAGGCCAGATAGAACAAAGCATCAGATCCGATCTCAGTAAATAGATTGGTTTCATTGGTATCCGACAATACGGGTACTTTCTTGAAGTAATAAATATCTACTTCATTGGCATTTGCAAACAACAACAGCTCATTGGCTATTGTGTAATAGCCCTCAGCATCGGTGTTCATCTGGTTGTTACTGAGAAACTCCAAACGTACACCATTAGACTCGATATGCTTAAGCTGCAACATATCTGCAGGGAAAGTCAGATACCACAATCCGTTATCAGTCTGATTTAACGGGGTGGCAGAAGTCATCTCCTCCATCCCCTGGACCCGTAAGGTACGGTTCATCTCCTCCTCAGCCAGGGTAATGAACTGACTCGCAGGCAGATCAGTCCTTGCAAACTGATTGGCTATTGCCGTCTGTAATTCTGTGTAATTCACGCTGGCGCTGTCTTGCCACGATAGGCGCTTGATGAATCAATTGTGCCACCATTGGCATCCGTCCACCCGGTAGCCCACAACACATTCTCAGGCGTGCCGTCAGCATGGGGATTGTCAGTTGCAGGCTGCTCTAATGCCGTACCGCCCATCCGATGCCTCGCCCCTTCATCATATGCCCAGACATTCCGCGTTCTGACATAATTGTTGAAAGTTATATCACCTGTATCATCTAACCACGTTCCAGCCATGTCATCACCCTATTCTGTATTCGGGATGTTCTTTGTAAAGTTTCTTAAAAAACTTCGCCTTTGTTTCCTTGTCACAAGTATTCAACCACGGATTATTAATATATAACTGATCATAATCCATTTGCGGGATACGCAATGGAACGCCACCCGCCGTATCCTTTCTGTGCCTGAGATTTCGCTTGTTCTGGTTATACAGGATTGCATTCTCTCTCAGTATGTCATTCCTGTTGGCCTGGGCCTCCTGTTTATACAACACACCCTCATGGGCACAGTAACTGGCCTTGCGGGAAACCCCGCCCTCGAAAGGACGGGAATTCACCATGTTTTCAAGAATTCTCCCAAAGGAGTCTTTCTTGACTAGCATTACGCAGTTACTGCTGCTGCCTGATCGACACCGAACACACCGCCTTGCGCCTTCTGGTTCAGGACTTTCAGCGTCCAGTCAACCAGCATCTGCCGGCGGTCTGATGTACCAGACTTTGCCAGTGGCTCAACGCGGTATCCACTCAGGAAGCTCAACCGAAGCATAGACGGGTCAAGGATATAAACCGAGACTTCATCCGTTGCATCAGTATCAGGCTGCTGGATGCGATTGGCCACAATTTCCAATGTTGAGAAATCAGAGACAAAGACATTCACCGCACCGGTTGCCGTTACAGCACTTCGGCTTTGGTTCACATCACTCTGCAAAGCAGCAACACGCGCCGATGAAGTAAACAGGTACTGTGAGAACTGCTCACAGACACCCGGCGTACTCATCATCACCGTAGACTCACCACCTTCCTGGTAGACCGCCTTAGACACCGCCCTGACATCAGATTCTGTCAGCGCCACATCTGCAGCACCACCCGATGCAGTACGCGCAGTTACCAGACCGGTAGCAGATACGAAACCGCCTTCAGTCGTGGCATTGTCAACACCAGTAGGTGCAGCAATCCATGCACCCAGACCAGCCGACAGACCAACATCGGTCCCGGATGAATCATCAGCCTGGGATGCCTGACCAGAAAGCATGGTCGCTTCGACATCACGGCGTAGCTCTTTCTGGCGCTGACTGACGTTATGAGTCAGAGAATTTGCAAAGCCAATCGTATCCGATGCCTGCGCCCGGGTGGACACATCAACCACTTTCAGGCTGATCTGGGAATGATTACCCAGACGCGCACCCTCTTTGGAATCGTCACCCGTAGTCGCTGCACCGTCCTGATGGGCATTCGCCTTACTCGGCGCGGCCAGTTCTTCGGTTGTCCACTCGGTATAAGCCCGAGAGTGCGAATCAGTGCCGATCCGCTGGGTTAATGGAAGTGGCACATTGTCAATCTGCCAGATTTTGTTCATTACATCCTCTTTGATCAAGCCACCAAATTCGACCGAATCAAGAGTGAAACCAGTTTGTACATCTGTAATAGCCATTGTTTTATCTCCCGAAGACTAAACGCCTCACCGCCTCATCTTTCACGCGCTGATCTTTAGTATTCGCTGCATGTTCAAAGAATCGTTTGTCTGCCTGTTTTTTACCTCGGCCCTTCGACTGGACTGCTGATGCCTTCAAAACCTGTGGAGCCTTTACCCGGGGTTTAGCTGCTTCAATCTTCTCATCTCTGGTCAGACCGTCACGTAAGTATTTAATCAAGGCAGGATCTGCCAATGACCGAATACTTTGCTCACTTATCCCAGCATCGACCAGTTGATTCACCATATGCTCGCGCTCTCGCACATACACAGTCTCATCACGCCACTCGGGAATCAGGGTTGTCAGTTCGCGCATAGCTCCCGCCATCTGCTGCTGACTCGCTACCTCCCGCTGTGATTGAATCTCAGTGCGGGCTGTCTCCATCCTGCCCTGAATCTGATCACGGTTGTATGTGGCTATCTGGTATTGCTCCATCAGTTTCTGACGCCTGAGTGCCGCCTCTCCAGGGTTTGTTGCCTCCAATTGGGGCCAATCAATTGCTGCAAATTCTGAATAAGCTCGCGCTAGTTCAGCTTCTGCCTTGATCAGCTCCTGTGGCTGCACATTCTGGGTCTGGGCAAACAACTCAGACTCTTTACGCTCCAGCTCGGCCAGTCTTTCAGCCATTTCATTCTTTGCGGTTTCAGCAGATTCTTTAGAATCCATCTTTGCCTGTGCAATATCCTTCAATTCACCGATTGTTAAAGGATCATGCCCGTCAACAGGAATTCTCATTCCATACAGTTGTCCAGGTTCAATCTCCAAATCCGCTGCCAGTGACTTGATAGTGACAATTTCATCATCTACCTCGTCCTCCGTCTCCGGGCTGGCCGCCTCAACCGTCTCTTTATCGGTGTCTTGCACATCTGATGTATCCTCCGCCTCAACCACTACTTCTTCTGCAGTCTCCTGCACAGGTTCAGAACCAGACATCTCTGCCATTAATAGTTCACGAATCTCGTCATCTTTGCTCATGCTGTCTCCAGTATGTTCATCAGTTCGCTATCAATCTTGCCTCTCAGCTCATGAATAGCATTACATCGGTACTTCAACTCCACCAGCTTATCTTCTGGCGTGGTCAGGAACTGCCCGACCAGATCAGTCAACAAGCTATCAAGAATCTTTGTCAGCGCATCGTTGTCTCTCAATAACTGCGCATCTTGTTTAAGATCAGGTTTCACCCTTGAACGCCTCTTGTGCCTTATCCGCCTCAGCCTTGTCAGTCGTCACCTTGAATTCTTCCATTTCAGACTGCAGCAGAGAATCAGCCACCTTGTATTCATAATCCCGCATATCATTCATCGCCTCAGTCTTGGCCTTGAATTCCTCCATGCTGATAATCCGGTCCTGCTGTTGTTGTTGAGCCTGTGCCTGCATCTGTTGCTGTTGCATCATCTGCTGGCTGGCCTGCATAGCCTGGGGCGACGATGGATCAATCCAATACTGCCCCGGATTATTCAATCCTGACATCCGGCAGAAATCTGTAACCGTGTTATACATTTTTGACGCGTCCGTCAGAATACCGCCAAGCTGTGACTGGACCGCCTGCTGCTGCTGTTGCATAACCATCATCAAAGCCTGTGCCTGGCGCATACGCTCACCCTGGCTCATGCCTACATCAATACTGACATGCTCCCGCTCATTCCATGTCTGGGGATTAGTCGTTGCCCACCCTGCCCCGCGGTTGATATTGATATCCTCTGGAAAGAATGCCTTTAACGTCCTGTGGGCTAACAGATACGCCTGCTTTACCATCGTCTCAGCCAGTGTCTTTGTTATCAGGCCCGCCATTTGCTCCTTAAAGCTCATCTGGCGCTCTACACCGTGCGCTGTGTCGTTACCCGTTGGCAAACCCTCACTTTGCATGTCCAGACTGGCACCGGCCCGCTCAGTCCGTTGTTTGTCCAGATAACCCAATGCCGTTATACAAGATGGGCCAACATCAGAAACCTGTACTTCCCGGATAGCATCTGGAGACTTGGCCCTGATAATCCCGCCGGG